CCCCGAATAAACGAACACTACCCTCTCCATCCCGTCAGAATGGATGGGGAGGGTTGGAAATCGAATATCAGAATTAATTGAAATAAGGAATTATGATTGAAGAAAAGAATCCTCAGATGAATGATGAGATGGATGATGGGTCTCTTGCCTTTCTCCACATCCCCCGTGACGAAAATAGCCGTTCCCTGATCGGAAAGGATAAGTCGCAGTCCGATTTGGTGAACACATCCTTTTGGGTGTTCGAGTTCCTTGAAGATGTGCCGACAAGATATTCAAAATCGAAAGGAACCAAGGGGCAGACCCTCGTTCAGGTGAGACCTGAGAGAAATAGCCCTGAATCTGAATCGGTGAAATTCTTCACGGGGTCAACAGAGATCCTTTATGTCCTCAGGGAGATAAAGAAGCGCAATAAGTTCCCCCGAAAGGTGACTCTGAGGGGTCAGGGAAATAGATATTGGTTTGAGTAGTTAAGTTAATAATAAGGTCGATTGCTCCGAGAGGCGTGTATTTCAGCGGTAATGCGAATAACGGTGCGAAAGACGGATTCGTCTATGCGAACTCGAATAACGCTCCCTCGAATGCGAATGCGAATATCGGCTCTCACCTATGCTATAATGTCAGGATCCGTCCTGATATATCCAGTGGGGCAATGACCGTACCTCTTGGTAAAAAAATTCAAGCAAACCCGAAAGGTGTTGGTAGGGATGCCATCCGTATAGGCTACCGAAGACTCCGAATAAGAAAAGCAGAGTAACATGAAAAGAGTAGATAACCTTTTTCAGAAGATCATCTCCATCGAGAATCTGAATCTCGCTGACAAGAAGGCGAGAAAGGGAAAGCTGCATACCTATGGGGTCAAAGTCCATGACCGCAATAGGGAGGCAAATATCATGGCTCTGCATGAAAAGCTGCTCACCAAGACATATCACACCTCAGAATATGATGTATTCATTATCCATGAGCCAAAGGAGAGAGTGATCTTCAGACTCCCGTATTATCCTGACAGAATCGTGCATCATGCCATCATGAATGTGATGGAGCCGATTTGGACTTCCGTATTCACCTATAACACATATTCCTGCATCAAGGGTCGTGGAATAGAGGGATGCGCCCGTCAGGTTGATAGGATCATCAGGAAATATGATGGAAAGCCGTTGTATTGCCTGAAGATGGATATCAGGAAATTCTATCCGTCCATCGATCATGAGATCATGAAGATGATTGTCCGTAGGAAGATCAAGGATGAGGATGTGCTTTGGCTGATTGATGAGATCATTGATAGTTGTGAGGGGCTCCCCATCGGGAATTATCTCTCCCAATATCTCGCAAATCTATGCCTCGCATACTTCATGCATTGGGTGAATGAAAAGCTTCATATTATCGTTGGTAAACCTGAGCCGTTCGATGCGGTTGAATATGCGGATGATATTCCTCTTTTCGCTGATAACAAGGAGATCCTTCATAAGGCTTTCGTTGAGATCAGTAGATATATGGAGGAAGAACTTCATCTCCATATCAAGGGTAACTATCAGATATTCCCAATTGCCGAGAATCGGTTTGATAAGCATGGTCGTGCGCTTGACTATGTGGGATATAAATTCTATCGCAAGCAGAAACTCATGCGGAAATGTGTGAAGCAGAATTTCTGCAAGGCGGTCTCTAAGCTGAATAATGCCAATCCGCTCCCCGATCTGATGACATATAAGCAGAGGGTCGCATCATGGCTCGGATGGGCTTTTCATAGTAATTCTAAGCATCTTTTACAGACAGTTATTCTAAAGCAATATTATAATGGCATATTATGATCATCAGCCCTCGGTATTCGAGGCAGTAGGGAACGGAAGCACCCGCTATCGTTTCAACATTCAGGAAGTGGAGGCTGGCAATGCTCAGACCTCAGGTAATGAACCTCAGCAGGGAGAGGGAGAGACCCGAACCCAATGGCAATGTGATGAGGTTGTCGTATTTGCGCCTCTCTCGCCAAACAAGATCACTCAGGCAGTCATCTCATATAAGTGGGATTCTGACTATGAGCAGAAGCTAATCAATGAGTATAATGCCGCTAATCTCGGTCTCATCGATGGATCCAAGTCCTCTGAGGCTGCAAAGGCAAAGATTCAGGCTTATAAGGACTTCCTTTTGGAACGTGCAGCCCTGAAGGAGCAGATCGATGCCGATTGCGCAGATCACGGAATCCTCTAATATGGGAGGCTCATCCCTCTTAATTGGGGGATGGGCTACCCTATCTATTAAACCGAGTTTAGAACTTAAAAGAAAATATATATTCCGATGATTATCCATTACTATACAGATGGCGATATCCCTGAGATCAAGATGTCAGGGAGAAGTATTATCAGTAAGACAGATCGATTGGTGAGCCTCGAAGTTCAGGAAACGGAGAACTCCTACCGATACAGAGCCATCATGTCTAAGCCTCAGTTGGTTCTCAGATTCTCGCTCCCAGCATTCATCGAGATCCCAGTTGGTGCATGGGTTGAGTATATGGGTCAGACATTCACCCTGAATGATCCTGAGAATATAAAGAAGCAGGGAACTCGGAATATCGAATATACCATGACGATGGGAACCGATGAGGATCTTATGGGACTCTATAAGATGCGTAACTCGGTGGATCATCGCCTGAGATATTCCATGTGCGCCACTCCGAGGGAGTTCATTCAGGAGATCGTGGCGAATCTCAATGAGCGGAGCGGTGGCGGATGGAGTGTCGGAACTTGCATCGAATCGACTGAAAAGACCATCGAATTCAATCATTCATATATCGATGATGCCATCCAATCGGTGGCAGAGACCTTCGAGACGGAATGGGAGATCGTTGGTAAGGTGATCTCATTGAGGAAGGTCGAGTATTTCAAGAATGATCCACTCCCCCTATCCTATGGTAAGGGGAATGGATTCGTGCCAGGTGTAGGAAGATCCTCTCAGTCTGATGAGAAGCCCGTAAAGAGGCTTTATGTTCAGGGAGGTGACAGAAATATAGACCGCTCGAAATATGGATCAAAGGAACTCCTTCTGCCAAAGAATCAGACTCTCACCTATCAGGATCGTATCTATAAGACGGATAATGATGGCTATTATATTGAGCGTATTGATGAGATCTCGGATGCCGTGAAGGAGGATTCGCTTGATCTCTCGGAGATCTATCCATCGAGGATCGGATCAGTATCAGGAGTGGTGGAGGTCGATGCGGAGAAGAATTACTACGATATCATCGATGCCTCGATCCCGAATACCCTCAATTATGAGAATTATCTGATAGAGGGTGAGACCATGACCATCATATTCCAATCGGGAATGCTTGCGGGTGATGGGAAGGAATTCGAGGTTAGATATTTCCATGAGCAGAAAACCATTCAGAATCCTGATGGAACCACCACCATCAAGGCGGCTCGGAGATTCGAGATCGTTCCTCAGGAGATCGATGGTGTCATCATGCCGAATAATACCTTCAAGCCAGCAGTAGGTGATTCCTATGCCGTGTTCGGATGCTCTCTGCCCGATGAGTATGTCTGCGATAATGTGAATCAGGTCGGAGCATCATGGGATATGTTCAGGGAGGGAGCCCGATATCTCTATGAGCATGAGGAACAGAAGTTCACCTTCACGGGAACCCTGCAAGGTCTTTGGGCGAAGCAGAATTGGGCTAACGTAGGCGGGCATCTGAAGGTCGGAGCATATATCCTTTTCTCTGATGAGCAGTTCGCCCCTGAGGGGAAATCAATCCGTATCACGGGAATCAAGGATTTCCTCACCTCTCCATATACCCCTACCATTGAGATATCAAGCTCCGTATCGGGAGTAACCGCTTCCTCAAAGATGAAGCATATCGATGCCATCGATGTGGAGATAGAGGATGTGGAGAAATCGATCCTGAGCTTCACAAAGCGCAGATTCCGTGATGCCAAGGAGACCATCGGGATGCTGAATGCGCTCATAGAGGCTGGATTCGATAATTTCACCAATGGGATCAATCCAATCACGGTTCAGACCATGTCAATGCTGGTGGGTGATGAATCCCTTCAGTTCAGGTTCGTGAACAGAAAGACGGATCCAATAGTCGAGGTTCCTGCCTATGTGAGCTATAATCAGAATACGAAGCAGCTAACCATCCCTCAGGGGATCGTTCAGCATATGACCCTCGGAATCGATACGGTCAAGGCTTCCCATGATCCATCGGAGTATAAGTTTTGGGATGTGGCAGCGTTCACCTCAGGCAGACTTCAGGATGGAACGAAGAAATATTATCTGTATATCAGGGCTAATCGTACCGATACGGATGCCGTTTTCTATCTCTCTGAGACCGCTCATAAGCTCACAGAGGGAGATACTTACTATTGGCTCCTGATGGGAGTCCTGAACTCCGAATATGATGGTGAGAGATCATACGCATCTCTGTATGGCTTCACCGAGGTATTGCCAGGTCGGGTAACCACTCAGAAGATCGTATCACCTGATGGAAAGACATACTTTGACCTTGTATTGGGAGAGATCGGAGGAAATATCAGGATCAAGGCAGGATCTTCAGGATTGGAGAATCTTGCGGAATGGGCTCAGTTGGCTCAGGATCTTGCGGATATGAACGAGGCTATCGGAGTCACTGCGGGGGCGGTTGATGATCTCGGTGAATATGTGGATGGAGCCTTTGCGGATGGCATCATCACGGAGGCGGAGGCTATCGCCATTCAGAAATATATCAATACGGTCAATAATTCCAAGAATGGAATCCTTGCGACTTATACGACCCTCTATGCGAATGCCTATCTGTCAGGAGACCCAAAGACGAATCTTCTGAATGCGAAGGTTACTCTCATGGGATCAATCGATGATCTGCTGACCTCCATCAATACGGCTATCGCTGACGGAAAGACCACCCCAACGGAGAAGGCTGATGTAGATACAAAATTCGCTCTTTTCAATTCGGCTCTGTCTGATTTCAATACTGCGGTGGAGAATGCGAATAAGGCTATTCAGGATGCGCTGAAGGCTGCAACCGATTTGGTGGCTGCTGATTTGGTGGTGGCTAATGGAAAGATCCAAGCCAACGCATCATCCATCGATACGGTCAATAATACCATCAATACTGCTGGATGGATCACCAAGGGTGATGGTAATACATGGTGGGCGAAGAAGGAGCT